CATTAGATTCTTCATAATCCTTGTGAGATTTTGAGTCGTCTCCTTTTTTACCTCCATACTCTTCGTAATGTTCCTCTTTGTGATGTTCTTCAGCATCGTGGTGTGCGTCTTTTTTCAACTTCTCAATTTGTGAGTAGTCGTCTTCAGCTGCGTCACCATAATAGTTTCCGTCATCCTCTCCGAGTTCAATTTCATAAACCACTTCGTCTCCTTCGTTAGATTCTTCATAATCCTTGTGAGATTTTGAATCGTCACCTTTCTTACCTCCGTATTCTTCATTTGATTCTTCATAATCTTTGTGAGATTTTGAATCATCGCCTTTCTTACCTCCGTATTCTTCGTTAGATTCTTCGTAGTCCTTATGAGATTTAGAGTCGTCACCTTTTTTACCTCCGAATTCCTCCATTTGAATTTGATATTCAACATCAGCCTCTTCGTCTTTAAGTGTAATTTCGTCACCGTCTTGTGTTACAACGATTCCGTCTTCTTCACCCATAGCTTTAAAGACCTTAAGGATTTCTTCGTCAGATGCACCTGTAAGGTCGAGTGGTAAAAGAATTTCTTCTTCATCATCCACTTCTAACTCATCACCTGGTAAATCCATCATAAGCATTTCATCAGTATCAATTTCCATATCATCCTCATCCTCATCGGATTCGTCTTCAATGTCCATGTCAACATCTAGTTCCATGTCGTCTTCAATGTCAAGTTCGTCTTGTTCTTTTGTTTCGTGTTTTACACCTTTTTCAATTCCTTGACCTTCCATTGCTTCAACAGACACTTCGTCTTCAATCTCATCTTCACTTAGAGATTCTTTTACTAATTCACTGATTTCTTCCTTCATAGTAGAAGCAAGTATTCCTTTTGCATTCTCCGTAACGGCTTCCTTCAAATTTTCCATTTGTAGTAGCGCTTCTTCAACTAAGTTTTGTTTTTTTTGTGCCATTTTAGTTTTTTTTTGCAAAATGTTTATTTATAACTTTACAATAAATATACAGAAATTAAAAAAAAATCGTTTTATAAAACAATGGGCAAAAAAAAATCGGGGTTTATCCCGATTTTAATTTTATAATATGTATGTGAAGTATTACTCGATTACCTCATCAATTTTACTTTCGACACATGCAGATATTCTCCAATCATGAGTGAAACCTTCAAACGCTTTAGTAACTTTAGCCTCAACATCTGTTACGTTAAAACCTTTAACTAATTTTTCTTCTCTGATTTTTTTAATCTTACCTGAATGCTCGTCTGGCATATCATACTGAATTTTTGCTACAAAATACTTTTCTTCCATTTTATTTTTTTTTCTTAGTTTTAATTAATACCCTAAATAATCGGTTAATTTTTTCATTAAGTCAAGTGATTTGTCTAAACCTTTTTCAGGTTCACTATTTACACTTCTTTGTTTTGTCTCTTCTTCAATGTTCTCATCGTACTTCATTCTATCATCTTGATTAAGGAATAAGTAAGCTCCTGGTGTTGATGGCGAGGATACTAAATCAAAACAAATTAATTCAAAATCGTCCTGCACTTCATTCCTTTCACCTTTTTTAACTAAAGAACCTACACCACGAGATGATACCCCCATAGTGACTCCCTGTCTCATAAGATTCGCTGCTTGGTCTCCTGGACATGATACAACACCTGTTTTATGAAAACCTGGTGATGTCAATAATTTTATTTTACCCATTAGAACATTACCTTCCCACCACATATCAGTTATCAAGTGTGATACACGGTCTAAGTCGATAAGTGACGATTCAGGGTGATTAAGTTCTGATATCGATAATCCTTTCTTTATTGCCTCTTGGTATTTTTCACCTTCTCTCCTTAATATTGATTCGGGATATATTCTACCGTTTCTATTTGGTGTGTCGTATTTTTGTAATACTGCGTAAAACTCAAAAGGTTTAGAATGGTCTAATTGACCGTATGATTCTTTTATAATATCGGCGTTACGTTTATCGTTTGGGTTTATAAAACCGGCATCCCACTCAATTAAAATCCCTTTACCCGTATCATTTGGTCCTAATATTTTCATATCTTTTATTTTATAAATATGCTACGTTTAGTATTCCATCGAGATAAAAACGTCCCATTCACTTATTCTAATTGGAGTTACTCTTAATAATTGGTTTATTTTGTCACTAACGAATATCTTATATTCTGTTGTTAAAACAGAATCGTCACCTTCTCCTGAGAAAAAAACGTAGTTATTCGCGAAGTCTGTAACTTCCTGTCCTTTATAAATTACTTTACCAATTTCAACCCGAACATTTATATCTTCGTCTTGAATATCACCTTCTATCATAACACTACTTGGTAAAATAAAAGTATCCCCATAACCAAATTCATATATAAATTTTTTAGGGTCTATAAGATTATTAAGATTATCTACAAGAGTATTTGCTTCAAATAATCTTAATAATTGACTTTCATTAATTACGACTTTCATTTAGTTGTTTTAACTATAAATAGATTAAACAGACTGTTTTTTAGTTTTATGTAGTATAAAATATTTTGATTTCATTAACGGATACCCATATAATGTATTAACTATTTGTTTTATCCTGTCTCTAAGTATCAACGATTTAAAGTCTATTTGTTCTTTTACAAATAATGTTACCTCTAAATTCATAAAACTTCTTTTACCTAATTGTATACCACTACTTCTTAAATCTAAATCGACTATGTTATGTTTTTCAAATAATAACGGGTCCACCGATTCTAATAAGTGATGTTTAATGTCCCTCTCTAACATACCTGTCGTTCTAACCCAATTATGAGCCGTCATTGTTGGTTCCACCCAACTTTGTATGAGAATATAAACTGATTTTAATTTTTTTGCATCTACTGTTCCATAACTACATTTCGCGTTTTCGTATCCCGTTAATTGGGACGTTTTTCCTTTTTTCATATAAATTCATAATATCTAATGTTTATTTGTTCGTTAAAAATATAACCATAAAAAGTACGATTGTCAAAATATTGATAAGTTGAATATATTTATTATAATAAGTCATATATGTTAATAATAGAAATAGGAAAAAAAGAAAATATCGAAAGAGCCTTAAAAAGGTATAAGAATAAAGTTTATAAGACTAAACAGTTGAATAGGCTTCGAGAGGAAAAAGAGTTTACTAAGAAGTCTACTAAGAGACGTAAACAAAAACAAAAAGCCATTTATATCCAAAAAATAAAGGATTCAGAAATCTGAACCCTTTTTTTATTTTATATATGTAATTTAAAGTTATAAACCGTGTTCTAATTGTTTTAACTTATAAAGTGAAGTTAATGAAATTTCGGACTCATTAATATGATTTATAGTCTGATTTACTTTTTCATGTAAATCTTCATCATTCGATTCATTAATTTTTTCAGTTAATTTTTCTAATACAATACTTTTAGAATTTACAATCTCTTCAGCTAATTCAGTCTTAGAGAGTGATAAAAGAGTTTTTAATTCTTTTTTATCTTCCTCACTGATATCACTATATTCCTTATTAAATGTGTTTGTTGCTATTTTTAACATAGAACTTAAAGGAATGTTAACTGATTCGTTAATTTTTATATCCTCTTTATTTTCACCTAATAACTTTTTTATATTATTTTTACACTCTAAAACTTCTTCTAAGTTTCTAACTGAGTTATTATAAACCACAGTATCAATATCGGTATAGTTGTTATCTGAATTATTTTTTAATCCTTCAGAAACCCACATATTGATTTCTTTAATTTTTTTATCCTCAGTAGTTAATATATTTTTTATTGTTTCAATACATTCATTTACGTAGTCATCAACAATTTCTTTGGATAAACCTTTTTTCTTGGAAAGTTCATCATAAAGAAAATATGCTTCAGCAAGTTTCTCGTTCTCAATTACATGATTTTTAAATGACTTCATATTGGTTTTAAACGAATTTTTACCATATGACTTAGTCATTAAAGATTCTATATTTGATTTTATTTGTCCGAATTTATTCATAACGTTTTTATTATAAATATTAGTCATCTAGTAATGTTCTTAGTTCATCTTCAATTTTACCTAAAGAAGCTCTTCCTTTTGATAGGTCAATTTCAGATATACCGTTAATCATATCATTTTCTAATATCATATTTAAATCTTTTTCTGTAGTACTTTCAGGTGTAACCTCAGCTGCCGCTTCACCACCCGTATCTGTACCACTATCACCTAAATCACCACCTAAATCACCACCTAAATCACCACCTAAATCACCTCCAAAATCACTTCCACCACCACCAAATCCAGTGTCAGAAGGTTCTGTAACCTCACCTTCAGGTGCTCCACCTTCTCCAGGTTTATTACCATATAATTTATCGATGTTTGCAAATATTCCTGTTTTAGTGATTGTTTCAGGTGTTTTTTCAAGTTCTGCTCCAACAGCCTTTTCGATTCTTTGTTGTTGTAAATCTAATTTAATTTCCTCATCTGAGAAACCAAGAATATGTTTTTTAGCCCAAGAAGAAGAAACAGGTTGTATACCATTACCTGGGTCAGAAACTGCATCACGGTAAAGAGCCACTTTTTGTTGCCATTGTTCAACTTTAAGTAAGTCCGCTTGTGTTGATGGGTTAGTAAGACCTAATGTGAAATTATTTAATTCGTCTTCAAAACCTAATAAGTACAAATGTATTATCGCAATTTTATTTAACTCTTGAATCATAGATTTTTGAATTCTATTGATTGTTCTAGCAAATCTTATATCTTGTAAAGCTAAGTTTTTACCATCACCAACAACCTCTTCAAACCCTAAAAACGCTTTAGGTACTCTAAGTGCCGTTAATAATTTCTTTTGTATATATTCAATATCAGCAATTTCTGATAAGTTTTGTGCCCCTGGTAATGTGTCGATAGGGTTAGGTGCGTTAGCATCTCTAACGGGTATGAAGTAATCTTGGTCAACCGCCATTTGATTATATCTTAAATCGACATTACCGTTATTAGAGTCCACAATTTGGTCTCTTTTAAATTTGTTAGCGACTCTTTGTACGTAAGGTTCGACATCTTTGTCATCCATGTTACCTACAAAAACTTTGAATACTCGTCTTTCAGGCGCTCTTGATGTTCTATAAACTAACATCGCATCTTCAGATAAGATAAGTTGTTTCCATATTCTTCTCGCCTTTTCTAACATAGAAGTACCATAAGGTAATTTACGGTCATCACCTAATAATCTAAAGTGAGCCACTTCCCACGTATTTAATACCATATCTTTATTTTGCCATAAGAATTTTAAAGCATCATTATCGGTATCTGTACTATTTTTTTCAGGTTTTATTTTCATTCCTCGTTCTTGACGAGTAATTTCAATATTAGGTAGTTGTTGTACCCCCATAACCCCTTTCTCAGGGTCTAACTTTAGATAAACGAAGTTATCCCCATACTTACAAGTATTTCTCGTCCACATAGGTAGATTAGTACTAATATCGAGTCTATTGTTAAATAAATCCCCAAGTACTGACTTAATTCGTTTACTTTCTGAGTAAATCTGTAATATAAATCCATCTTCATTTGCTGTTGTTGATTCTTCCCCATATATATCTAACGCTGCAGATATTTCGGGTGTATATTCCATGCTTTCATAATCATAAAATGAAGCTAGTCTAGTCGGTTCATAATATACCGCTTGAGTATATAAGTTGTTCTCTACCTTCTGCCATTGTTGACCAAGATAGAGTGTTTGTTGGGCTTGAAGTTTTTCTCTCTCATACTCCTTTTTATCGGGAGTCTTTAAAAGTTCTTTCTTGTCAAACTTAAATACGGGAGCTTGTTGGTCTAACGTTGAGTCAGGACCAAATACCTTAGTAAGTCGTTGCCATATAGTATAATTTTCTGCCATACTTCTTTTTTAGATAAATAGTAACATTATTTGAATTAAACTAAACATTTAAAACTTTCCAAATAACCAAGAATTATCTTGATAATCTTGTTTAGTTGCCTGTCCTCTATGTCTATTGTGGTTTATTCCCCCCGGTAATGCCGATAAACTTGGATGAAAATCGTTAGAGGTA